TATAGTATAGATAAAATTATTGAATCAAAATGAACCTTTCCAGAAATTTTAGTTTACAAGAATTAATTAAATCAGATATTGCAATACGTAAGGGTATTGATAATAATCCTAATGCAGACCAAATAGAAAAATTAAAAAGACTTTGTGAAAATGTACTTCAGCCAGTACGAGATCAATTCGGTAGAGTAAAGGTAACTAGCGGATACCGTTCCTCTGAATTATGTGTTGCTATTGGAAGCTCTATAAATTCACAGCATGCCAAAGCTGAGGCCGCAGATTTCGAAGTGTTAGGTGTAGACAATGCGGAAGTTGCAGATTGGATACATAAATACTTAGAGACAGATCAATTGATTTTAGAATTCTATACGCCAGGAGAGCCTAATAGCGGTTGGATTCATGCAAGTTGGGTTGAATTTAATCCAAGAAGACAGTATATGAGAGCTTATAAAGAAGATAAAAAAACAAAATATAAACCAATAATAGGAAAGGCAGTGGATTTAGTATAAATGGGAATATCAAGATCAAGCATGCCAAAACAAATTGAAGGTAAGTTACGTGGCGCGAGAACCGAAAAAAAACAAGAAAAAAAGAAACTTCAAGTTAAGAAACCCTATCGCAAAAATGCTCTTAGCAGGACGTTTACTGTTTAAGCCAAAAGTGGTACAATCTAAAAAGTTGTACAACCGAAAGAGGCTTAGACACGATGACAAAACTATGTGCTAGAGGCAAAGCGGCCGCTAAAAGAAAGTTCAAGGTATATCCCAGTGCATACGCAAACGCATATGCTAGTAAGATTTGTGCGGGTAAAATAAAAGATCCTTCGGGTACAAAAAGAAAAGACTGGGGTCCTAAAAAAGCTAAATTAGGTGTTATGGTCGATCACGCTAAAACTCATCGTCCAGTAATGGAAACAGAAACTCCAGCAGAATACAAAAAAAGATCAGAGTATTTTGGTAGTCATATAAAATCTACATTAGCTGATGACTCCTATGTTTCTAACAAGTCATATGAAGATTACTACGGTGACCTACTCAAATGAGTCTAGATAAATGGTTTAAAGAAAAATGGGTGGATATAGGTGCACCTAAAAAAGGAGGAAAGTATCAAGAATGTGGAAGAAAATCAGCCAGTGGTTCAAAAGGAAGAAAGTATCCAAAGTGCGTTCCACTTGCAAAAGCCACACAGATGACAAAGTCGCAAAAGGCGAATGCTGTTGCCAGAAAACGTGCCGCCCCGAACACTGGCCCTAAACCAACTAATGTTAAGACAATGGCGTCTAAGGGTGCGTTTACTAAACTATATTATGGTGGTATGATAGATTTATAAAGGAGTAAAATAATGGATAAAAATAAAACACTTTCACCTAAACAAAAAAAGATAGCTTCTATGGCTGAGCCTAAGGATAAAATCACAGGCGAAGATTTTAAAAAAATGAAAAAAGCTAAATCTGGCGGTTTAATGGGTGGCGGACATAAAAATTACAAAATGTCTGGCAGAATATAATTTAGGATCATGACATGGCTACATCTGGGACTACAAGTTTTAATATTACGATTGATGAAACAATCGAAGAAGCGTACGAAAGATGTGGCGTAAGAACTAATTCTGGTCACGATATCAAATCAGCAAGAAGAAGTTTAAATCTTTTATTTTCAGAATGGGGTAACAGAGGTATTAACCTTTGGAAAGTAAAGTCTCAAACTGAAACATTAGTTAATGGACAAGCAACATACACTACACCTAATGATTGTAGTGATGTATTAGAAATGGTTGTAACCACAACAGGTGGTACACAACAGTCTTTAACTAAAATATCTAGATCTGAATACATTGCAATACCTAATAAAACAGATTCAGGAACACCCTCTCAGTATTATGTTAATAGATTAATTGCACCAACCATTACTTTATATTTAGCTCCAGACACTTCTGCAGTTACAAATGTTTTTTATTATTACATAGCTAGAATTGAAGATGCAGGTGCTTATTCAAATACAACTGATATGCCTTACAGATTTTATCCATGTATGGTTTCAGGTTTAGCATTTTATTTATCACAAAAAATTGCACCTGATAGAATACAAGCATTAAAATTATTATACGAAGATGAATTAAAAAGAGCATTGGAAGAAGATGGGCAGAGAACTTCTGTTTACATCACACCTAATGTTTACTTTCCACAGGGGTCATAATGGCATACGCTAAAGGAAGATTCGCACAATCCATATCAGATAGATCAGGACAAGCTTTTCCATATAAAGAAATGGTAAAAGAATGGAATGGTTCATGGGTACATATATCTGAATTTGAAGCTAAGCATCCACAATTAGATCCAAGACCTAAAAAAGCTGATCCTGTAGCTTTATGGAATGCTAGACCACAAAGAGCTGCACCAGTAACCGTTTATCTTGATCCTCAATATTGGGATGGTCAATTTACTTCAAATGGAATGCAACCTTCAACTTCTCCTCTTGAAGAAAACAATAAGAGACAGGTTGGAACTAGAGTGGGAGATGTTACAATAGCAATTACATAATATGAATTACACACAGTTAGTACAAAAAATAAGAGATTACACAGAAGTAGATTCTAATGTTTTAACATCTACTATTGTAGATGGTTTTATTAGAGATGCTGAATTAAGAATTTTTAGAGAAGTAGATGCAGATTATGCAAGAAAATATGCTACTTCCAATTTTACTTCTGGTAATAGATATGTAGTTTTACCCGATACTCAAATTATAAGATCTATTCAAGTAATTAATGGTTCCGATAGAACCTTTTTAGATAAAAGAGACACGAGTTTTATATCTGAATATAATAATGGAGGTGTGACTGGATTACCTAAATATTGGGCTAATTGGGATGCAAACAATATAGTTGTAGCTCCAACACCTGATTCTACATATCAAATTCAATTAAACTACATTGCAACTCCTCCAGCACTTAGTTCAACAAATCAAACAACAGATATTTCTAATAAAGCTCCAGATTTACTTCTTTATGCTTGTTTAGTAGAGGCTTATGGATTTTTAAAAGGTCCTGCTGATATGTACAATCTTTATCAAAACAGGTATAATGAAGCTATCCAATCTTATGCTCTTGAACAAATGGGCAGAAGAAGAAGAGACGAATACGTAGATGGAGTGCCAAGGGTTAAAATACCTTCACCTTCACCTAACAATTAATTATTTATAAGGAGTAAATAAAATGGCAATATCACAAGCAATTACAAATTCTTTTAAAAAAGAATTATTAGACGGAGTACATGATTTAGATACAGGTGGTAACACTTTTAAATTAGCACTTTACACATCAGTAGCAAACTTATCTGCAGCAACAACTTCATACACAACTGGATCAGAAGTGTCCCCTACAGGACAGTATGTAGCTGGTGGGGCAGTACTACAATCTCAACAAACTTCTGTAGCTTCAGGAGTAGCAATTGTAGACTTTGCAAACTTATCTTTTACTGGAGTAACACTAACAGCAAGAGGTGCTTTAATTTATAACGATACTGTAGCAGGAGATCCTTCAGTAGCTGTTTTAGATTTTGGTGGTGACAAAACTGCAACGTCTGGTACTTTCACTATTCAATTTCCAAACTTTACGACTTCTGCTGCTATCATAAGAATAGCTTAGAAGGTAAAGTTTAATGGCCACAACTTGGGGCAGTAATTCATGGGGAGATAACTCTTGGGCGTCTGATCAAAATATTATAGACGTTAATGGATTTGGTTTATCTTCTAATATTGGAACAATTGCTGCAGCCCCTTCTATAGGATGGGGCGGCCAAGTTTGGGGCACTGGTGAATGGGGAGATTTAGCTTCTCCAGAAGTTCCTATAACTGGTATTTCATTATCAGCTAATTTAGGATCCCTTGTAGCAGATGGAGAAATCAATGCAGGTTGGGGACGAAGAGAATGGGGTAATCTAGCTTGGGGCGATGCTTACTCAGTACAGTTATCAGGTATTAGTTTAACAGCTTCTGTAGGAAATGAAGACGCCTTTACTGATGTTACATTTGATGTAACTGGACTTAACGAATTACAAACAACAGTAAATACAGTTGGAACTTCTGCTAACTCTGATAATGAAATAGCTCAAAGTCAGTTATTAACAACTGCTATTGATAATGTAACAGTAACTGGTACGGGATCTGTTGATTTAACAGGTATTCAATTAACAAGCTCTATTGGTCAAGTTGTTGCTGAACCAATAATAGATGTTCCAGTAACAGGGTCAGAACTCACAGGATTTGTTGGAAATTCTGATGCTTTAGGAAATGCTAATATTTCTGTAACAGGAGTTTCTTCAACTTTCTCTGTAGGCGATGCAGATGGTGTTTCTGTAGCTGAAGTAACAAGTGTTAGCGCTACATTTAGTGTTGGACAAGTTACTTTAACTGGAACTGCAGTAGTTTCACCTACAGGAGTAGGCTTGACAGCTAATGTAAGCTCTCCTAATATAGTTTTGTGGTCTGACATAGACCCAGGAGTTACAAATACATGGACAGAGGTTGATTTAGCAGCTTAGCAAATGTATAATATGTTAAAATAAGGAATTAAAATATGGCATCAAGTTATTCTACCGATTTAAAAATCGAACTAATGGTAACAGGGGAAAACTCTGGTACGTGGGGCGATAAAACAAATACAAATTTAAATTTAGTACAACAAGCAATTGCAGGTTATCAAGAAATAGATGTTGCGTCAGCTGATGTAACTTTAACAATGGATGATGCTGCTATTTCTAATGCAAGAAATATGACTTTAAAATTTACTGGAACTCTTGCAGCAGATAGAACTGTAAACTTTCCTACAGGAATTGAAAAGTTTTTTAACATTGTTGATGGAACAGATCATGCAGGAAATACTTTAACATTTAAAGTAACAGGACAAACTGGATTTTTATTATGTGAAGGTCATTCATATATTTGTCACGCAGATGGAACAGACATTGTAAAAGATTTAGAATTTAAAAAATGGAGAGCAATCTCTTCAGCTGAAACAGTTCAAGCAGGTGCACAAATTTTAGCAGATACATCTGGTGGAACTTTAACAATAACTTTACCCTCTTCACCAGCAACAGGAGATGAAGTGACATTTGTAGATTCAAAATATACTTTTGATACTAATGCCTTTACAGTTGGTAGAAATGGATCTAATATAACAAACAGTGCAGCAGATTTAACTGTTAATACAGAAGGTGCAGGATTTACTCTTGTATATTCTGGTGACGCAACTGTTGGATGGACTTACAAGGAGAAATAGAACATGGCTAATTACGAAGCAACTAGATATGATTTTGATGGTGCAAATTTAACAGGGATACAAGGAACTGAAACGGGTTCTATTATTCCTTGGCCAAAAGATACTGCACCAACAGGATTTTTATTATGTGATGGAACTGCAGTTTCAAGATCAACTTATGCTGATCTATTTGCGGTTATTGGTGAAACTTATGGAAATGGAGATGGTGCAACTACTTTTAACGTACCTGATCTTCAAGGTAAAATGCCTCAAGGTTATGAATCAGGAAACTATGATTTAGCAACTAGTGCTGGAGCAACTTCTGTAACAGTAACAGGAGCACCAGGATCAACTCAGTTACAAACAAATGAACTAGCGGCTCACCAACACTTAATTAATTTAGGTGTGATAGCAGGTGGTCCAGTTCAATACCCACAAGTTTCTTTTGTACAATATTATCCATCAGGATATTACACTAGACCTGTAACTAACTTTAACAACTCACACAATCACAGTGCAGGAACATTGTCAGGTAATGCATTTTCACCGTACCTTGTGGTAAATTATATTATAAAAACTTAGGAGATTTATGATTTTTCAAATTTGTAATAATAAGTATTTTGGTAAAATAGAAGATGATGGTACACAAAAAATGATTCAATGGGATCAAAGAGGAAGCAATCCTCCAGCGGATTTACCAGCTAAT